AGCTAAAAGTGTCGCTACAAACACTACTTCAGAATTACTATCTCAACCTCTCGTGTTACAAGAAGCAGATGTATTAAAAGCACAAGCTAATGCAGCTAATCAAGTTCACATAATTGTAAGTTTTATGGAGGTTACAAAAGGTCAACTTTAGAAAGGAATATTATGAATTTACAATCACTATTTATTACACCTGTTATGATGACAGAGGTTGCGGGCCACGGTCATTTAGTGGACAGGCTATATGAAATAAAAGCTAAAGATGAGAAGGGCATGCCTAGATCTAATATAGGAGGTTGGCATAGCCATGATGAACTTTACAAGGATGAAGAATTTAAAAGCACTGTTGGTGATATATTATACAAAGCAAAAGAGTGCTTTAATCATTTAGATGTCCAAGATAAATACGTCCCTGAAATGACTGGTTTATGGGGCATGATTAATCCACCAGGGTCAAGAAATAATGTACACACACATCCGTACAATTACTTGTCAGGAGTCTATTACCTAAAAGTACCTCAAAAAAGCGGAAATTTAGTGTTTCTAGAGCCAAAACCACAAGCTGAGGTATTATCACCCCCAAAGAAAAAAGAGGCCTCTATACACCTAGCTCATAGCGTAGATTTTGAACCAAAACAAAATACATTGATTTTTTTCCCATCATGGTTACAACATGAGGTAAAAACAAATAGTTCTAATGAAGACAGAGTTATTTTAAGTTTTAATATTAATTGGAGAGATGATGCCGATAATTAAAAACGCAGAACAGATAGGAACTATCACATTAGAGGATGGTAGAGTTGTTCCTAAATATAACGTAAAAACAGAAACTACAATTACTAATATAGATACAGGTCAAGAGTATGAATCTGAGGAAGCCATGCAAGCTGATATAGATAATCCAAACACTTCTACAACCGCAGAAAAAATTAAAAGAGATGTAAAGATATTTGCACCATCTTTAAAAGATATGTTAGGTCAGACTCCTAAGTAGATTTTAAATTAAAAAAATTAGCTATACTGTATCGCCAAGTGCCTCCTAAAAATTGAGCAGGCGTGTGCCAATTATCTGATGAAAATACAATAGCCCTATTTTCTTTAAAGCCAATGTGCGTATGAATATCAAAAGATACTTCTTTAGATTTAGTATTTTTGTCTACAAACATTGTTCCGTTGTTTAAAATTTCTTCACCTTTTAAAAATATTAAGCATTGTATTTGACAATTATCTGTATGTGGTCTGGCACCATCTTGTGCATTTGACATAATAAATTTTGTTACGCACTCTAGTGTATCTGGATCTTTTGATTTGTAATCTTTATCTATGTTTAAATTTACTCTATCTTTTAAAATATTAATTATTAAATTTTGTAGATCATGTCCTCTTTCTAATTGTTTTTCAAACCAATAACATCCTTTGTTATCTTCAATACTAGAGGTCTGTGGTGGGTTATAATTTAAAGTATCTACGTATTCTTTTATTTCTTCAAATTTATTATTTTCAAAAAAATTATCTTCGACTCTAATAAACGATTTAGTCACACAGACTGTTGACACTCACATCCCTGGCCTTCACATATAGGACAAGTTGGGTCTGAATCATGGCTGTGATGATTACATTCTTTTAAGTGACGTTCCATGTCTCTTTCGACAGCTAGTAGTCTTTCGTGATAATTGCTCACCTTATCAGCAAGGACAGCAATGGCTTTTAAATATTCTTGTTCTGTCATGATATCTCCTTGATTTTAAATTTTGGGTGAGATCTAATTTAAACATGTGTACATGATATTTCAAGCAATCTTTTTATAATTGTTTTCTTGACAACAAAATAGTGCTATGAAAGGGGCAGAAAAAAGAATTTTATATGTTATATCGTAGAGAATCTAATAGTATCATATCTTGTGAAAATTTTTTACCTAAACCTTTTGTAGACAAGCTGTACATAGATTTACTAAACGCTCAATCAAGATTTGGTGTAAGCAATTGGGCCACAAATGAAATTGATGATTCAAAAGAGTTTTTTTCTCATTATTGTGGTGGTTTTGATTTTTGGATTACAGAACCAGAACAAACAAAAGGTGTTGAAGAAATAGCAAAACTTAAGAATTGGTTTTTTCATCAAGGGTTATTTAGGTTTGCAGAGAGTGAGAGGATGTCAAATTATAGTGTTCTCACACGAAAATGTAAACATCACATACACGTTGTAGCTTATAATAACGGAGGTTACTACAATTGGCACAAAGACATGACAAATGGTAACATATTTACTTTTAATTTAATTTTAAATAAAGGCACAGAAAAATTGAAAGGTGGAGATATGCTTTTTATGGATGATGGTGAAAGGGTTCAAATATCGAACCAAAATAATTTAATGGTAGTTTTTCCAACACATGTGGATCACGCAATAACACCTATTGTTTCAGAGAACAATAAAGACGTTGCTTTTGCAGAGCAAAGATTCAGTATACAATTTTGGGTTCACTTCGATGTACAATAGAAAATTAAGAATAACAGGTAGAGCTATATCTCAACATAAATTACCATTAGACGAAATAGAAGAACTCAATAATAAATATGAAGAAGCAAAAAATAAATTAATGTCTTTCGGACATAGGCTAGCAGGTAGACTAGATTCTGAACTAGAATTTACTAATATATTACAAACATTAAAAATATTTAAATCCATAAGTAACTGCATGAATAATCACATGGAAATGCTTTACGATATTCATTGTTCAGATGAGCCACAGAAACCATTACATATTATGAGCTGTTGGGTAAATGATATGAAGCCTGGTGAATACAATCCACCTCACACTCATCATGATTTAACTGGGTGGTCGACTGTTCTTTTTTTAAAAATACCAGAATTTATAAATGATGTTACTAATCCTCATAAATTTAGAGATGGTAGTATAGGTTTTATTGGATCAGACGGCACAACATCAGATTGGATTGAACCCGTTGTAGGTGATTTTTTAATATTTGAAGCACGACATCAGCATTGTGTCATGCCTTTTAAAACAAAAAATAAAACAGATATAAGAAGATCAATGTCTTTTAATTTTATTTTAGAATCTAATAGGAAAGATGTTTGAAAAAAAAATAAAGTTTGTTGCAACTAACAAAAATTATTTAGATATTTGGCCTCACCCTAAACCAGCATCACGTTTTATACCTGAAGAATACAAAAAACTACCAAGATTTAAAAATAGTAACTTACATGCACCAACAGTAAAAACGTGTGTTCCTTTTTTAGATTCTTTAACAGCAGGGTATATAATACCTTTTGACCAAGATTACCTTGTTGATCCTGTTGAAACGGATTTCACAGTCGTGCCTGCTAATAAAGAACAAAATGATTTTGGCTTTCACGGTCAAACACAATTACCAAAAGAATGGCAAAAAATTTCTGGAGAGAACGCTGGAAAATTTATGAATAAGTGGTTAATAAAAACACCTCCTGGATATAGTTGTTTATTTATTAAACCAATGAATCGAATAGAGGAAAGATTTGATATAATATCAGGTATAGTGGACACTGATACATACATAAATACTATAAATTTTCCTTTTATCTTACGTAAAAGAGACAAACAGTTTTTAATAAAAAAAGGTGAACCTATGATTCAAGTAATACCTTTTAAAAGAGATTCATGGAAGATGTGGGCAGGTTTTTATTTTGAAAAAGCACATGCAAAAGTATTAGCTTTGTTACAAAGTGAATGGATGGACAGATATAAAAAAATGTTTTGGAGTAAAAAAATTTTTAAATGAGTTACTTAAAAGATTTTATAAAGTGTTTTCCAAATATTCTTGAGGATAATACATGCGATGAAATAATAAAAACTTATAATCCTGATAATTTTGTTAGATCGGTTGTAAACAACGAATACGAAATATCAGATGACAGAAAAGTTTATGAAAATTTTTTAGATTCACAATTTGAAAATATTATTTTTAAAAAAGTTGGTGATATTTTAAATAATTATTCAAAACAATACAGATGGTTATTAACATCAAAATTAGAAGATACAGGGTATAAACATTTGTGTTACAAAGGAAGTGATAAAGGAGAATTTAAAATGCATGTAGATAACATTAAACTTTATCCAAGAGTTTTAAGTATTTCTTTTATTTTAAATGAAAATTACGATGGTGGTGATTTTGTTTTTTTTGACAAAGAATACAAAATAGAAAAGAAGAAAGGTATGGCAATTGTTTTTCCAAGCAACTTTTGCTTTCCTCACGCAATTACACCAGTAACCAACGGAGACAGACACGCAATAATTACATGGATACGTTAGAAAAACACAAATATAAATATGTCAACAACATGATTTCATCAGACATGATAGAATTTCTAACTTCATGGAGTTTAAAAAACTTTACTTCTGGTGATCAACAAGTGCCTTTATCTTCTGCTAATCATTCTAAAAACTCTGATATATATAAACACGTAACTTATTTTCTTTTACCTATTATGGAGAGGGAGACTAATTTAAAATTAAAACCTATTTATTCTTATAATAGAATTTATTTTGGAGGGTCTTCTTTAGAAAAACACGTAGACAGAGATGCTTGCGAAATTAGTGCATCAATAACTTTAAAATATTTTTATAAAGATAAAAATTATAAATGGCCTTTGTGTATGGGTAATATTCCTATTGTGATAGATTCAGGAGACGGTGTTATTTACAAAGGACGTGAAATAGAACATTGGAGACCTGTATTTAATCAACCAAAAGAATATTGGCATCATCAATTATTTATACATTACGTTAATTTAGAAGGACCCTTAAAAGATATTAAAGAAGAGAATTAAGAATAATTAGGATCGTAATCTTTCCAAGTTTTATCTGACGGTTCGCCAGCAGCTGTATAGTCTGCGTAAGCCTGTTCTATTTGGCCTTGACGTGTCTCCGCCCATGTTAATAAGTCTGCTACAGTAGTAGAACCCACTGAATCAGAGGTTGCAGTTAAAGGGGTATTATTTGTCATTTCGTTTGTTGATGCATTTTTATTTTGTATTTCATTTGCTCCAGGTAAGTTATTCCAAATTACATAATGATAAGTATCAGGACACCAACCATCTACCCAGTTTTTACCTTTATCGGCCCATTCAATTAAAAAATCGTCATCAATTTTTATGAAATCTTTGTTTGATATAACTATTTGTGTTGCCATTCTAATATCTCCTAGTGTTTAATAATATAGTTTACTATGACAAAAGGTGAAAAAGAATTTGTTCCTGCAGCTGTGACATTACCAGTCAAAGCCCCACCTGAATTAGTCACTGATATATTACCTGTTAATGTACCACTCAAGTTATGACTATGGTTATGAGAACTTCCACTACCTGTATTACCCGTGCTTTTTGGTGCTGAAGGGTTACCACCAGGTCCAGATCCTAAAGATCCTGAGTTACCTTGTTGTCCATCAAATTTACCTAATGAGTGTGAGTGAGAAGCCAACTGCCCAGTTGTTAAAGAAGTATTACTAATGTTACCAGTCATAGTAACCGATTGAGTGCTTGTAGCTGTACTTGTTATAGAAGATACAGCTTGGTTGTTAGTTACAGCCACTGTAACTGTATTAGCACCACCCGTTCCAGCTAAACTTGTGGTTCCACTTTTTCCTTGTGGAAATTTTCCCTGTAAATCAGGAACATTAAAAGTGGTTGAACCATTACCAACACCATAGGTTGTAGATATTACTGCAAATAAATCTGCAAATGTTGTTCTTGAAACAGCGGAACCATCACACAACAAATAACCGTCAGGAGCTGTAGCTTTTGTCCAAGGCTTAATCGCGCCTACTTCACTTCTGTTTACTATATCTTGTAAGTTAGCCATAATTAATCGTTATATTTTAATCTCCAACCGTTGTCACTGTCATTGTACACCAACGCAAAGCCAGAACCACTAGTTGAAACTGTTAAATTTGCTTCAGATCCTTGTATCTTATGACCGTTTCTATTAACAGTCAAATTGTGAGTTGCAAAAGTTCCTTCTGCATCTATAAATTTTATTTGATCACCAATGGCTGCAGAGCTTGGTAAAGTTA